ACATATGGTCGCTCCAATAGGAGCCCTGTGTTATACGTCACTATGGGTGAAGTCCCATAGTGATATTAAATCCGTCTAAAGTTCCCTTTAGATAGGATTCGATACATTCCGCATTATTGCGGAAGTGTCGGAATATCTCGCCGGAGGCTATGCCTTCCCCGAGACGTCTCGAAATAATGTTCGAGAAATGGAGGATCACCTTCGTAAGTGGATCCCCCATGAGGACACCTCTATATAGAGTGCATGCCCTCAATTGGCCGTCGACCGCGCGGCCAAGTTTACTTAATGGCCCTGTGGCCGTAAAGTAAACCGTCCTTGGGTAAAAACATACACCAAGGACGATTCCTTGAAGTAGTGGGGGTATACCACACTTCTTCATCCATCTGTGCGCCGTAGGGCGTGCAAATGCGTGTACCATTCGGTCTGTTGCCTCTTGGTAGTCCGTACTGCAGAACCAAAGGTCTTGCCAGTACTGGATTCTATCGACGTGATCGTTGAAAGAATCTTCTACTCTCCTTTTACGGTCTTCCGTAAATAGGAGTTCAAACATCTCTTCTGACGAAAAGTCGCGGAAGAGATTCCAGCCATGGTGGGACGCCCCCATGCCGGATTGAGAGCTCTTGATCCCCTTCTTAAGAGGATAAGAGCATATCTTGGAGACTGTATCTAATACAATCTTCAATGCTGCAACGCCCTTGGTTACGACCCGGGCCTTGCTCGGTTCCCTCACTACCGTGAGGTGAACTCGACGTAGCTCCTCCACCGATAGGTGAAGGACCTCATCCAGACACGCGTAGAATACTGCGGTGCCGATAGACTCGAAATCCTCCTTGCGGAGGAATTCGGTAATTTTTCCAGTGTCCAAATCCCTTATGGGAATGGGCATCTCCTCATACTTGGCCATAAGGTCAAGTATGGCTTGGGCAGTTCCGCCCTCCCTCCTGTTGGCTTCCCAACAGGCGGATCCTGTGACTGTGACGCGAGCTTTCGTGTCCAGCCCTGTAAAGACATGATCGGGGATCTCCCCCATCACGTCATCCAACGCGGCCTCGAAGAGGGCCTGTTGCGTTGGTGTAACCTCTGGCGGTGGACTGTCCACCGAGAGGATAAACTTCCTTTTTGATCGTAAGACGACCAAAGGAGGTGGGGTCCCAGATCCTCGCGTCTGGGACAGTGTTCCTGCTAGGTATAGCCTAGAGAAACCTTCGTGTCGGACCGCCCTGTTCCAGGCCGGTCCGAGAAACGAGTTTACCCATCTGGGCAAATCGTTTAAGCTGGGAATTCCCTCCAGCGGTTCATCAAGGTGTATAACCTTTTTGAACACCTTACGAGCGCGCTTCAGCTCCTCGTAATGCGTGACTTGCTCGTCCATCGAGAAGTCAGTTACCTCACCGTCGAAGAACTCGTCGGTGAGTAAGATCGATATTGCTTGTAAGACAAACAAATCGTATTTCTCCCATGTCCAGATTTCTTCCGGATATGAGGCGAACCGTTGAAGGAATAGTCCGTCAACGGTTTTCAGTACTTCCAAGAGCCTTTGAGCTCTGTAAGTCTTATTTCTCTCTGTTGAGTAGTCAGCAGAGAGTTTAACTTCCTCATCTGTCCAGATGGGGTCGTGTCGTCCTCTAATGAAGAATGAGATTCTTCGGAAGAGTGTATTGGCGAAGTTTCCCCGTAGGGGGTCTTTACCTTTCGCTGCATGGCGAGCCCGCTGGAGCCTATGGCCCCAGTGGGTATGATTGAAGAGGAGATACATCTTCTCTTCATGAGACGTGATCTTGGTGAACCAAGTCACGTTCTTACGATCACTATTACATAGTGTAGGAGTGATCTTGTCCTGTAGCCGGTGGGTACCCCCCGGCCAGACATTAATCTTTGGCTTTTCCTCGCAGTACTGCGAGGCAAAAGCCCAACCTGCGAGGATCCGGAATGGGTCCTCGTAGATCTCCCGACTATCAGTAGACTGGTAGACGGGGACGTCATCTTCCTCGTCGGATTGCCCGTCTTGGAAGTCATCGGGTAGGAGGGCATCCTCCAACACCGAGTTGCCGTCATCTTGACTTCTGTCAAGAGCGACGTTGAAGAACCCGTCCTCCGCTAGGTAGGGTTCTACATCCTTCGAGAGGCGGGAACCCGCCTTTCGAAGTGTTAGACAACTTGGTATTTGCTTCAAATACAAGTTGTGCGTGCCTTGGGCATACTGCTCAAGACTCGGCGGTACGATATTCGACTTTGATCGACGATCGTAGTACAGCTTACACTCCTCGATGTGAGAGTAAGCGAAAGATGAATGCAAAACCGCATAGTGTTTTAGCTTCATAGCACCTAGTTGCTCCCTATTGGAGAAAATTTAG